TCCACGTCATTCACAATGGTGGTTATGTGACGGACGTCATTTTCCATATTGCGTAAATCCGTTTTAAGGTCGTCTTTAAGTTCCCTACTGACCTGAGATATTAGACTTATTTCTTCTAAAACTATATCAAGCTCACTCTTCAAACCATCAACCTTTTGTAGAACAATCTCAATTTGTGCGTTTGTTTCACTCTCTACAAGTGCAATCTTTTTATCAAAACCAGAAAGATCTGGCTCGGTATACTCCAAAATTTTTTCCTTCATTGAAAGATAATCAGAGTAAAAATTAAAAACTGCCCATGCACCTGAACCTAATGCGCCTAATAGGGTAAGGATAGCAAAGACTTTGCCTCCAGATACCTTTAATCCCGCATACTCAATACTGGCCATTTATCATCTCCTGAATAGTGTTTTCCTGTGCCATATCAAACAAAATACCATATTGATCTTCTATTGTCTTGTTTAAATACTCTGTAACGTTTGTATCAACTATTGTGGATTGTGCATCAAAGAACGTTTTAGTATTACCAAGTATCTGCATAACAATTAAAGTTTTAGTTTGTGCAGAGTCATCATATCGTTCCTTATCATCAATCTTTTTTACTATTTTAGTGGCAGCCTTTTCTTTCTCTGATACCTTAGGCTCTGATGGTTTCTCTTCTTCTACCGTTTCTTTTTGATCTTCTTCTTTTTGTGATGTTTGTGGTTTTTCTGGTTCTGGCTCTGGTTGTGCTTCTTGAGGCTCTTCTGTAGTTTCTTCTGGCTCAGGTTCAACTACCTCAACTTCTTCCATTTCCATTTGAATTTCAGCTTCTACTTCAGTTTCAACTTGAACAATCTCAGCTTCAGGTTCTGGTATATCAAGCTTTAATTCTGCTATTTCAATTTCAACACTTTCATAAGTTATTTCCTCTTGAACAGTTTCAATAGGTGTAAACTCTACTTCACCTGAATCATCAATTTTAATATCGTTATATTCAATAATTTCTTCAATTAAATCTATTTCTGTAGGATCAGTTAAATTTAAATAAACTATTTCCTCTACAGTAGTTATTTGCTGTTCAATGATTGTAGAAATAACGTTGTAAAAAACATTGACCGATACGTCGTCAAACATTGGACCAATTGCAAGATTGATGTCTCGACCACCTATTTCAATAGTGACTTTACTTAGAACGCCACCGAAATCGAAAGACCCATTGTATGTTTGATAGCCTGAGGCAACTCCAGACTCAGACAAGATATCAGTACCTGAAAAGACGGTAGTCCCTCCACCAGTTCCTGTAACGTGCATGTAGATTCTATCTTGAGCATCTTGTTTATCGACTTTTATGGAATATGTAACCTCACCACCGTTATCTATATTTAAATCAGAAATGTCAACCTCTTGATAAAAAGTTGTGCCCATACCATCGACACCCATAAGAGATTTATTATTACCACTGCCTGTAATCTCAGCACATCTATCTGCACCTAATTCACCACAATATGTTCCTGTAGGCATGGATGCACTTCCCTGTCCACCCCAATCATAGTCCATATCACCTTCTTTAGATGTACTGACAAATCCGTTAGTTCCGTCTAATAAATCACCACTATCTTGATTAGTGATTGTAGTTGTCGTTGTAGTGGTGGTTATAGTTTCAATAATAGTAATACCTGTATTATCACTATCTTCTTCAATGACTTTATCTTCAACAATCACATCTGTGACTGAGGGAGTACATAAACCTATTGTATCAGTGGAACAGTCTTGAGCCTTAGAATATGAGAAGCATACCAAGAGCAATAAGACCAAAATCTTTAATTGCATCCCAATCCCCTTCTTTTGTTGGCTCTTTAATTGGCTCTGGTTTAATTAAAGCTGTACTGCCTTGAGGAACTTTATCTGGATTTTGTTCCCATAAATCAAGTGCATCTTCACCAATAGATGACATATATGGACAGGGTGT